GAAGACAAGCTGGACAACAAGGCAGATCGGTAATGGCGTTTAAGCTAGGCCCACGTTCCCTATTAAACCTTCGCGGCGTGCATCCAGACTTGGTGCGCGTCGTTAAACGCGCCATCAGCATTTCCGATATTGACTTCACTGTCATCGAGGGGCTGCGGACCCCCGCACGGCAGAAAGAACTATTCGCCAAAGGCGCGACCAAGACGATGCGTTCGCGCCACATTCACGGCTTTGCGGTTGACATCGCGCCGTATGTAGCGGGCAGCATCCGTTGGGACTGGCCGCTGTTCGATAAGATTGAAGCGGCCATGAAGAAGGCCGCGCATCTTGAGAATGTGTCGATCACTTGGGGCGGAGACTGGAAGTCGTTTAAGGACGGCCCGCATTGGGAACTTCCGCACGCTAAATACCCAGACCCAAAATGACGATTAAAGAACTTGAGACCGCGCTGCTTGAGCGTGTCCGGGTTTGGTGGCGTCCGGTCACATGTGTCGGTATTGCTTGCGGTGTTATTGTAAATGCGGTAGCCTTGCCCATTGTAAACAGCCAGTCAATCTCACTTACGGACTTGGCTGCTACGATTGCGGCTTGTGCTACTATATTTGCGGTGAGAGAATGGGGCAAAATAAATGGTGCGGATTAATCCATTCATGGGTTATGTGGCGGCAGGCGCTCTTGCTGTTGGCCTTACCGCCGGGTGGAAGGTCAAAGACTGGCAGTGCGATGCCGCGTATTCTGCGGTTCTGGAAAAAGCTGAGAAGCAGCGCCAGCAAATGCAAGGACAGATAGATGAGGTTTCAACGCTCTACCAATCCGAACGAGATAAAGCCGATGTCGTGGTCGCCAGAGAAAAGCAAACAATCCGCGAGATATACAAGACTTTGCCTGCTGTCCCTGCCGATTGTGCTCCTGATGTTCGCATTGTCGGGCTGCTCGAAAGCGGTGTCAATCGCGCCAATGCCGCAGCCGCCAGCGAACCTAGCAAGTAACTGTCCGCCGCTTCCCTCGCCACCAGCTACGCTTATTGATCCTGATCGCGCTATATGGGAAGTTGATATATTAGCTAAATATGGGGACTGCGCTTTACGTCACCGCCGAACAGTAGAAGCATGGGAAGAAGCTGTAAAAATCCGCAAGAAGTGATATAAGGACTAAAGGCTAGACACGGAAAACAACATGGCGCTAATTCCTATCAGCATCCCACCGGGCTTATTTCGCAACGGAACTGAGCTTCAGTCAGCAGGACGCTGGTATGATACTAATCTTGTGCGCTGGACAGAGGGCGCGATGCAGCCGGTTGGCGGGTGGGAGAAGCGCAATATTACCGCACTAACGGGCAAGGCCCGCTCTTTGCTGGCGTGGAAGACGAACGGCAGTGTACGCCTCATGGCCATCGGAACTTCGTCGAAACTTTATGCGGTAACACAGTCCAACGTTCTGGTAGACATTACCCCTACCGGTTTTACTGCGGGTTCTGACGACGCCTCTACTGGCGCTGGCTACGGTATTGGCACTTACGGCGGTGGCTATTACGGCACACCTCGTCCGGACACTGGCTCGGTAACAGCCGCCACCACATGGTCGCTAGACACTTGGGGCGAATATCTTGTCGGCTGCTCGACATCTGACGGCAAGCTGTATGAGTGGCAGCTTGACTATTCAACGCCAACAAAAGCCGCTGTCATCACAAACGCGCCGACAAATTGCATCGGTCTTCTTGTCACCGCTGAACGCTCCCTGTTTGCGCTTGGCGCGTCGGGTGATGCGCGGACTGTTGCGTGGTCGGACCTTGAAGACAACACTGTCTGGACACCTTCTTCTACAAACCTTGCGGGTAGCATTAAACTGCAAACTTCTGGGCGGATCATTACTGCGAAACGTGTCCGTGGTCAGAACCTTATCCTGACGGACATCGACGCGCACACGCTCACCTACGTCGGCCAGCCATTTGTGTATCAGGCTGAAATTGCAGGTCGTGCTTGCGGGGCTGTGTCCGCAAACTGCGTTGCCGTTCTTGATAACATGGCTGTCTGGATGGGCCAGAAGGGCTTCCACGTTTATGATGGCTACGTAAAGCCATTGCCGTGTGAAGTTTACGATTATGTTTTTAACAACATAAACATCAACCAAATCTCCAAAGTATACGCCGTTAACAACGCGCAGTATAATGAAGTCTGGTGGTTCTATCCGTCGGCTGGAGCTAACGAAAACGACAGCTACGTTGCATGGGATTATGTAGAGAACCATTGGTCCATCGGGACGCTTGCTCGAACCGCTGGCACTGATCGCGGCGTGTTCCGCAACCCGCTCATGATCGGCACGGACGGCTTTATCTACGACCATGAAGTTGGGCTGAACTATAGCGGGGCGCTGCCATACGCCGAGACTGGTCCCTTCCAGATTGGAAACGGCGACCAGATACTGTATATCAACGAGATGATCCCTGACGAACGCAATCTGGGTAGCGTTTCCGCCACGTTTACAACGCGCTATTATCCGACGAGCGAGGAATCAACTTACGGCCCGTATAGTTTGACACAGCCAACATCAGTCCGCTTCAACGGACGCCAGATGAAGATGCGCGTAACGACAACTACACCGTCTGATTGGCGGGTAGGGGCCATGCGACTTAACGCAATTCCGGGTGGCCGCAGATGAGCGTATTAAAACTCCCACCCGCGCCGCAGCAATACGACCCCGCCTATGAGGCGCAGCGTAATCGTCTTATTGAATTGGCGGTTAATAGTAAATACGAACAAGGGCTTGATGTAGGTATCTACCCACCTGCTCGTCTTATCATGGTTGATGCAGACGGGCATGAGGTAGAAATCTATGTAACTCACTCTGAACAAGTACGCGCACGGCACACGTAATGGGCTGTCAATTGGTATATAATTGTGTTAATAACGAAGGATTAGGCGGCCGGTCCGCACGGGGAATATAATGGCGACTACAACAACCACTGCACAGCAACTCAATCCTTTCATTCAGGATATTCTGGCGCGTAACTATGGGGCCGCACAGCAAGTCGCGGCTATTCCGTATCAGGCATATCAGGGGCCGCGCATCGCAGGCTTCCGCCCCGCTGAAGAGCAAGCGTTCCAGACTGCGATCAACGCTGCAACCCAGCAAGTTGGGATGCCGCAACTTAACGAAGCTACCGCCGTTGCCCAGCGTGCAGCAGGCTACTCGCCGCAGCAGTTCCAGCAAGATGTCTCCGGCTTCATGTCGCCGTTCCAGACCAACGTCATCGACGCCACGATGGCACGATTGGCGCAGAACCGCGCCGAGCGTGACGCTGCTACGAAGGCTCAGATGGCCTCAGCGCGAGCATTCGGTAATGAACGCCGTGGTGTTTACGAAGCACAGCTTGCAGCCGAGCAAGATTTGAATACGGCTCAGACGCTGGCGAACCTGTACAATCAGGGATACACGCAAGCCGCTGGGTTTGCACAGGGTCTGCCGGGCCAGCAGCTTGCGGGTGCACAGGCTCTTGCAGGCTACGGCCAACAGGCGCTGGGCAATCAGCAGTCCTACGCTGCGATGCTTCAGGGCGCAGGCCAAGCACAGCGCGGCATGGCTCAGCAGAACCTTGATCTGGCTTACAAGGACTTCCTCGAACAGCGCGGCTTCCCGCAGCAACAGCTTCAGACGTTGCTCATGGGTTCGCAGGGTCTTCCGTCCCCAGTCACGCAAACGACAACTGCACCCGGCCAGTCAACGCTCGGCCAAGTCGGTTCGGCTGCGTCCGCGATTGGTACTATCCTCGATCTGTTTGCTAAGAAGGGCTAAGTAGATGCCGACCCCAATGGAAACTTTGCTGCAATCATTGGTCCCGAACCGCACGCCTCCGGGCGGCGTTGTGCGTTCTGTTGGCGCTATGCCGACTATTGCGCCGCAAGCTGTTGCGCCAGCCGCACCCGCAGCGCCGCAGCTTTCGCCGACGGCAAAGTACATTGCAGATATGCAGGCCCTTATGAGCGGTGGCATCGGCCAGCTATCGACTGGCGAAAAGATTAGCGCGCTTGGCCAAGTACTTCAGGCCGCAGGTAGCCGTGGCGCTGCCGATCCGGCTGCCGTTCTTCAGAACGTCCGCCAGCAGCAGATGCAAAAGCTGAACGCGCAGTACCAGATTGCGCAGATGCAGCAGGCTCAGCAGCAACAACAGCAAAAGAGTGCGTTCATTAATCAGTATGCCGAACAAATGCCAGCGGAGTTGCGGGGTCTTTTGGCTAACGCCGATGTTGATACGGCATTTGATATTATCAAAAGCCGCGTGGCCGGTAATACACAACTGTTCCAACTCGTTGACGGCCCGGAAGGCAATAAGGTCGCGGTCTTTTACAACCAAAACGGAGAACTCTCCCTCGTTGACGCACCAATTCCGAATGCGGTCGAAACCGCTGTTATCGATCAGGGCGTTAAGAAGACGCTTATTAATAAAGATACCGGCGAAGTTATTGAGGAATTTAACGTCAACGATCTCACCCCTGCGCGGATAGCCCGTTTGAACAAAACGCCAGCAGGCCGGAGCGGTAGCAAGAGCGGCACGAAAGGCGCGCCTGCGTCTCTAACACAGCCTACCGTTAAGATAATTAATGGTAAGCCGACGTATGTTCAGTGGAGCAAGACACTGCAAAAATATGTACCGTTTAAACAAGCGGGACTGACACCGCCGTCTAGTAGCGTCATGTTAGCTAATCAACTAGGGCCTAAAGTCGAGGCACTTCTGGCTAAAGGATTTACCGTAGAGTAAGGAGCCTTTATGGCCGAGGCAAAGCCGAAAGGCGAACCAGTATTCCTGAAAATTCCTGCCACTGGGGAGACGATCACGCTTCCCGGCGTAACGTCGCTTAGCGGTCAAGATGAAGTTAAAACCGCCGCGAATAATTGGCTTGCGAAAAACTATAAGGGTCTTCCCGTTGCGGAACCCATTATCACGCGTTCGCCAATAACGGGTGAAACACAAGGTGTTACTATTGCCCTGTCGGTTGCCCCTGTGGATACCGTTAGCTTAATACCCACTACGCCTCCGGGCCAAGTTGTTCCCGCTACAGCGGGCGCGCCTCAACTTACCGAGGAAGATCGCGCTGCGCAGAGTGAAATGCAGGGTGTATATAACGCGGGTATCACCGCCGGAAAAACTCCAGATCAAATCCTTACAGAAATAGCGTTTGTCGGGCAGCGGTACAATCGTCAGATCGACCCATCCTATCTGGACCTTGTTCGTAAGAGCGCCGATGAACGCATCCCCTTCCAGTTTATCGCAACGCCAAGCGGAGAAACTGGCGCGGTAGAGGGTTTGATTGGCGAAGTATTGAAGACCGAACCGGGCCAGATGGCCGCAGGTTATTTCGGCGGGGCCACTAACGCCCTTACTGCGGGCTTTGCCTTGGACCCAGCCACAAAAGAATATCTTCGGGAAACGGCCCCGGTGTCGTCATTTGCCGGTGAACTAACCGGCGGCGTGTTGGCTTCTATCCCAGCCATTCGCGGTGCGCAGATCGGCCTCGCGGGAACTCGACTCGCCGGAGCCGCACCGCTTATTGGTGAGACGGCTTACGGTGCGCTGTATGGCGCGGGCGAGGCTGGTCCTGACAACCGTTTGCTGGGAGCAACATACGGTGGTCTTACGGGGTTAGTCGGGGGCGCGCTTATCAATCGGTTCATGCCCGGTGGTCCGGGCACGTTTACTGGTGCACCGAAGACCGCGCTTTCTCCGGACATGGCCGCAGTTGCTGCGCCTGTTGCCCCGGCTCCTGTCGTGCCGAGCAAGCGGCCAAAGGCGCAGGCTGTTGAGTTGCCGGAAGCCCCCGTGGCCGCAGCGGTAATCCCTGAAGCGGTAATCCCTGAAGCTGCGGTAGCACCGACACCAGAGTTGGCCCCGGCTATCACGCCCGAACGCCTCGCAGAAATGCGCACGAGCGCGGAAGATGTCATCAAAGGCATGGCCGATGGCACGCCTGAAGCACCTGCGCCGGAACGTATTGGTACGCTGAAAGCTACCAACTTCCAGACACCCGACGAGACCAAGCGGTTTCTATCAGACGTAGCCAAGGCTAATAAGGACTTCCCGGAAGCCCGACGCGGCACGATGACTATTGGGCAGATCAATGAGTTGTCGAAGGACGTTAATCTCAAAGATATTCTCGGTCGTAAGATCAGTATGCCTTTGAACGCCGAGCAAATTCAGGCGGCAAAGAGTGTCGTTTACCAGAACACTGAAGACGCTGTGGCCAAGGCGAAAACATGGGTGGCCTCTGGTGGTCAAGACCCTGTAGCTTTTCAAGAGGCAGTGGATAGTCTTGTCTCTAACACGGCTTTCCTAGAGACACTTCAGGGAGCAAGTTCGGAACTTGGCCGAGCGATGCGTGTTCTTCGAGAGCGTCCGTCCGTCGATCTTTCGATTGCCATGAAGCAGCTTCTCGAACAGCGGGCCAAAGGGGTATCGACTGAAGAGTTGATCCAAAGCCTTGCAACGTTTGACGACCCTGCCTCCGCCGCTAAGTTTGTTGGCAAAATTGCAACGCCAACATGGAAGGACAAGTTTAAAGAATACTACATAAACTTCTGGCTGTCTGGTATTAAAACTCAAACAATCAACCTTGCTTCAAACGTGCTGACGGCGGTGTCCCCGCTTATCGAAAAGCCATTGGAAGCGGGTATCGGCGCGTTACGACGCACACCTGATCGGGTTACTTTCCGTGAAGTCGGAGCGCGAGTGGCCGGGATGCGCCAAGGTACACGCGAAGGACTTAAACTTGCGGCGCAAGCATTTAAGACAGGGGAGTCGCAAAGCCGAGTAACGCGGCTCGATGTCCAACGCAATGCTATCGGTGGCCCAGTCGGTGAAGTTGTCCGCATCCCCACCCGGCTCCTGCTTACGCAGGATGAGTTTTTTAAATCTATCGCCCGCCGAGGTGAATTGAACGCACAGGCGTTTAAGAAAGCCTTTGATGAAAGCGGAGGTAATAGGAAAAAGCTAGACGAATTATTTACTAAGTATAAAGAAGAGCCAACCGAAGCCATGCAAAAGGCGGCGGAGCGCGAAGCCGAGTACCGCACGTTCCAATCGGAACTTGGGCGGACAGGTAAAAACTTTCAGCGGTTCCTCGCGCAATCCCCTACCGCTTCGTTCTTTATTCCATTCTTTAAATCTCCGGCCAATCTTCTAAAGTATGCGGCGGAGCGATCCCCTTTTGCGCCACTGTCAGACAGATGGATGACCGAGATAAAGGCCGGAGGACGGCAGCGTGACGAGGCTTTGGCGAAACTATCGCTAGGTATTGGCGCGACTGGTGCGTTAGTTAGCTACGCACTTGAAGGGAAGATCACTGGTTCCGGGCCTACCGATCCTAAAGAAAGAGCGGCGTTGCTGGCGACTGGTTGGCAGCCGTATAGTATTAAGGTAGGCGATACATACTACTCCATCGGTAAACTCGACCCATACGCCACGCTCTTTGGTGTGGTGGCGGATGCGGTAACTGCTAAGGATTATATGACGCAAGAGGAATACGAAAAGGCATTAGCCTTCATTCCTTTTTCTATCGCATCCAACATCGCTCAGAAAACATATCTGCAAGGCTTCACTAATCTCTATGAAAGCCTTGCTGGCGATTACGCGGATATTACAACTGTCGAAAAGTTCATACGCGACACCGCCGCTGGACTTGCGGTTCCAAACTTGTTCCGCCAAGCGGGGGCCGCGATTGATCCGCAAGTACGCGAAGCAAATTCAATCATCAAGGAAGTACAAAATCGTATTCCGGTTGTCCGTGGCAATACTTTCACGATTGCCGGGACAGACTACGACATCAATCGGGTTCCTAATAAGCTTAATGTTTGGGGCGATCCGATTACGCGGACAGGCGCGCTTCCCGTAGCCGGACGACCGACTATCGACCAAGTGGGCGCTATCTCGTTCAATTTATTGTCACCGGTCGGTATGTCTACTACAACAAAAGACCCATTCTTGAAAGAGATCGGGCGGCTTCAGCTTGGTGTCGCGCCCCCCAAAAAAGAGATGTCACTGTCAGTCAGTACGGGCCAAGAAAAACCGGTAAAGTTTAAACTTGAACTTACGGATCAAGAGCGCCGCCAATTTACATTTGTTTCTGGTAAATTAGGCAAGGCTCTTATTCAGGCGGATATGGCTACACCGGAATGGAAAAATCTAGACGACGATGAACGCCGCGCCCAGATACGGAAGCGCATGGAGTTCTCTAGATCGGTCTTTGCAAAGACATTCAAAACGAGGGCGCTTAACCGCTACGTAGAAGAGAACCAAAAACTCCCACCAGTACAGCCGTAGGTATAGTAATGGCCAAGAAGAGTAGCGTTAAAGACATGACGTGGCGTCCACAGCCGAAGTCGAAACGTCGCCACAAACCCGACGGGCTTCGCCATCGTAAGTCTTTGGGGCCACGCAGTCACTTGCGAACTAGCTTCTGATATTATAGATACCGCCCATGAAGTTCATGGGTATTGATCCCGGCGCGTTCGGGGCTGTTGCTATTCTGGATAAGGATAGCCGAGAACTTGTCATCATCGACATGCCTACATTAAAGGTCAAGCGCGGGCCGCGTGTGGTCAATCAGGTTGACGCGCACATGCTGGCGGATAGCCTGCGGCCGCATGTATCCGGCGAGATCAAAGCCCTCATCGAGAAGGTTCACGCCATGCCGGGCCAAGGTGTGTCCTCGATGTTCAGCTTCGGTAGAGCGGCGGGTATCGTCGAAGGCGTGCTTGCTGGCCTGTCTGTATCTTTTGAGTTGATACCGCCTGCGACTTGGATTAAGTCTATGCGCACGTTCGGAGGAAAGGACGGCAGTCGTCAGCGGGCACAAGAGTTGTTCCCGGATTACGCCCATCTCTTCGCACGGAAAAAGGATGACGGCCGGGCCGAAGCTGCGCTTCTCGCCTGCTACGCCGCCGAGAGGGAAGACAATGAACCATCTATTCGATTACCAAAAGGTCGGCGCAGACTTTCTCTGTGATAACCCGGCTGCGTTCCTTGCCGATGAGCAGGGCCTTGGCAAAACACTTCAAGTGATAGCAGCCTGTGATATACTCGGCCTCACAAAAGTCGTCGTAATCTGTCCGGCCATCGCCAAGATTAACTGGCGTCGTGAGTTCGAACGGTGGGGAACCGTCGAGCGCGAAGTCAAAGTCTTTAGCTACGATAAGATCACGCAATCGAAGGAGGTCCGCAATGAGATCGCAAAGTTTGAACCAGACGTTCTTGTTCTGGATGAGGCGCATTATCTGCGCAACCGTACTGCTAAGCGCACAAAGTATATCTACGGCCAGTATTGTCGTGGCGATGGTCTTGTTAAGTTTGCTGATCGTATTTGGTTGCTTAGCGGTACTCCCCTTCCTTCTAATGTCAGCGATCTGTGGACACATCTCAAAGCGATTTGGCAGTACCCTTTAAACTTCACTGACTTTACATTGTATTTTTGTAAAACTTGGAATGGTAAGTTTGGATTGCAAATTCTTGGGAACAAGTCGGAACGCATGGCTGAGTTTAAGACCGTGTTAAAATCAATGATGCTCCGCCGTAAATCCGAAGTTGTGTTGAAGGATTTACCACCCATCTGGTGGCAGGATACTTCGATAGAAGTAGCTAATTGGAGCGATACTAAGCACATTGAAGACCCACGAGAGAAGGAGGCCGTCGATGCTATCCTTGCTAACGCCCTGACAAATGAAGATTTGTCCGAAAAGATAGACGGCATCGCCCCTCACATCGCGTCACTACGTCGGCTGACGGGTGTAGCCAAGGCAGCGCCCATCGCCACACAGATAGCGGGCGAGTTGGCCGATGACGCCTACGACAAGATTGTAATCTTCGCCTACCACACCGACGCGATCCAGACGCTTTACGATAAGTTGAAGGACTTCAATCCGGTCGTTGTTGCAGGCGGTATGCCAACGGCTGAGCGCCAAGCGGCGATTGATAACTTCCAAACCGACCCGAAGGTGCGCGTATTCATCGGCCAGATCACAGCCTGCTCGACAGCCATTACCTTAACCGCCGCAAATCAGGTGGCGTTTGTCGAGATGGACTGGCTGAACTCTACTAATGCACAAGCGGCCAAGCGTTGCCATAGGATCGGCCAGCTAAAGCCGGTGATCGTTCGCGTGTTCTCGTTAGCCAATTCGGTAGACGAACACGTCAACAAGATACTTGCGCGTAAAGCCCGGATGATTTCTGAGGCTTTAGATTGAGAAGGACCGGTGGGTGACTTCCAAACTCACCGGTCCTCCCTTTTACTTAGAGCAAATCGTCAAGGTCGGAGATGTCTGCGGACGGGCGTTCCGTCGCAGTGAACTCGTCCGCAGCAGACAGACGGCCATCCATACGGGGACCGTCGGCTACCTTCTGAAGATTGCCCAGTGAGAAGGCAACGCCGTTGTTGCCGTTCACGCTGTACGCATAGGCGCGCAGCGAGGCACGGACCTTCGCCCCCGGATAGATTTCTTTAGGGTCGGTAATCGGAGCAGGCTTGCCGTTCTCGCCAGCAAACTTGCTGACCACACCGGGGGCTTGCTTAGATTTGACGTTCATGAAGATCGACCCTTCAGGGTAGCCCTTCTCTTCGCCATCGTTACGGAAAGGCATACGGATTTTGCCGCCTTCCATGAGGCTCTTTGTCTTGTCTCCCCACTTCTCCTTGGCCACAGCCGCAGCCGTTGCTTTGAGTTCGGACATGTCAGTGCCGTCAGGGAATACAAGGCAGCAAGAATAGACTGGCTCACTTGCACCCGGAGGTGTCTGTGGTTCGAACACATGTGGATAAGAGATGATTGCTTCTGGTGTAATAACTTTTGACATCGGTATTTCCTTATTCAACGGTAAAGTCATCTGCTGCCAACGTGGCAACAGCGGGACGGTTATCTGTATCAGCGACCATTGATGTGCCGGATGATACAGCTATGACGAGCGATGTCGGCAAGTTCTTCTTGCCCACAACACGCTCGATCTGCGGTGGCGACTTCAACTTCTTTTCGTAGATGTCGTCGTCATCGAGACCTTCTTCTGTGGCCCAAGCCACAAACTCTTCTTCAACACGCCAGCGGCGGGTCGGACGTTTCTCAACCAGCTTGTAGCCGGGGAGACCGCCGCCCGTTTCCAACAGGCTATTGGCGTGGCGGCGCAAAGACTTGATCCACTCTTCAATCAGTGGAATCCTTTGCAGATAGTCCGCAACCTCCTGTGGGGTTAGGTCATTGACGGGTCGTACTGTGCCGACCTCGTCTTTTGCCACCTCAAGGGCGTTGTT